TCGGGAGTGGCCCAAACTGCTGGCACCATTAGAACGCCGAGTACATCGTCGCCCATGACGAATGCGCGTGCGTGCCGGTGTAGGTTGAAGATGAATCCGGGAGGACAGCCCAGGCGGAAGGCCAGAGCAATGGCGGCTAGTTCGACTCCACCGGCTGTCTTTCCAGCAGACACCCGGGAGTCGAAAATCGCGGTCCAAGGAACGCCACTCAGGACTGTGTCATTGGTGTGCACGGGATGCTTCGCCGGCGGCTTTGCAGCCGTCGGTCCAGTTTCAGCAATAGACGCATGCATGGGGAGTGTTGACCGCATGACCATGGTTCCAGTCACAAAGTTCACGTTGCGTCCCAACCGCTCGTCCTGTGTGAAGATGCAGTTGTGTATTGGCCTCTGCGTGGAGCCATCGAAATCCTTAGAGTCGATGTTGAAGAAAAGGGGCGTCAAACCCTCAGTGGCGCCCCATTCAAGGTACTCGGTCATGATCTCACCAAGCTCGACTGAACTCCTTCCCCCGTAGACTGGGAAACCTCGCCCGTTCCACTGGTTGACCATGCGGTCACCGATGGCTGCAGACATGGGCCCTGTGTGCACGGTGAGTGAGGGGTCCATCGGACAAATGATCCGTCCACGCTTGAACTCGGGTGCGCTGATCCCATCACGTCGATTGTCTCCTGCGGTGAACAGCTCATGCTTAACGAAGACCTTCGTTGATGACCGGACGTCGTCATGCGCTTCCCAAGCTCGTTTGTTCACAGCTTGCATCCCGCTACTGAACCGCGCATTCCAGACGTTGAACGGCATTGGGCGCAATCCATCGCGGTCCGCGAGCTTGCAATCGTCAGTCAGAGTCATCGCGTCGCTCAGGCGAATGAATGACTGAACAGTGGTGTCGTCAAGGTCGGGGCGCGGAGCACACGTGCGCTCGAAAAACGCCACGTATGTTGAAGCTTCACACACCGTCGGAGCGACGGGACACCCACTGTCACACGCTGTGTGGAACGGTGTGAGGCGGATGTTCTGCACGTCAGGGTTGATGGGCTCCAACGCGCGCACGTGGTCAAGATCGACATGCGTCTTGCTGTCGTACTCGCGTCGAGCGAGCTTCAACAAGCAGACGTCCAGTGACTTGGCCGGAGGAACGGGCCGCCTGACGGTGCATTCATTGAACACGCCACTAATGTTGGCGATCTCGCGTGCCTCATGTAGGTCACCGCGGGGCATGTTACTAAACGCAGTTGCGACGGCGCCGGAGTTGTTTGCCAAGCTGTATTTGGTGATGATGGTCGGATAGTCCCATGAACGCTCCTCAGAGCGGTGGAACAGTCGCGGTTCCATTTCAGCCTCTTCATGCTCTCCCACACCCATCCGCATCGGTGGTATGCCTATCGTGCGTGCGGGTTTGATGCGTCGGAGCATTCCCGGACCTATGAACTCATCCAGCCTAGCGTAAGGATCCGGAGGTTCGTGGCCAGCGAAGGCGTAGAGGAATGCCAACATCCTCCACCACAGCTCGGTGATGCGCCACCACAGTCGGGCAGCGCATCCATGGTATTGGTGATCCGCCCTGCTGCGGTGGAAACGATAACTAGGCCAAAGCCATGTCACCAGAATGGGGGCGCAGAGCAGAGGCAGCGCGATCAAGGCGAGGGTCTTCCATGGCACGAGCTGAAGCGTCAGCTCGAGTGCCAGGGACACCCCGTCCTGCACGGGCTGCAAATAGGGTCCGTAGGTGGCGGACAGAGCCGCGACAGACCATAGGTTGAATGCGAACATGCTACCGACAACGATGCCCCAGAGCCACAACAAATAGCGGAATAGGCCAAAAGGGCCCAGCGCTTTGAGTGACATGACACTGTTGAAGGTGGCAAACCAATAACTGGCAGGATAGACGATGGTAGCAGCAGCCGCGATGGA